GCTAGTGCCTCAGTGCTCAATCAATCTCAGTGTACCAAATGCTCAGAAGTACCTCTACCAGACTATCGGAGGCAACAATCTTCTGAAGACCATGGATGAGCTTGTCGTGTTTGCCAAAGGGTACTGGCTTTCTCCCAATGGCAACTCACTCTATCACAGAGTCTTCAAAGGATTGATCAAGTCGGTTTCCCACACTGACAATGGCAAGACTCTCGACATCACGATTCAGGGAATTGGAATTTTGTACTTCTTGCAACTGATGCACATAGAGTTGGCTGCCCCGGTGCAGTCTACCGTTGCCTCAGGTGCTGAAATAATGAACACAAAATATGCTAACCTGAGTCCTTACGAGATGATTGGAGCCACCTTCCGTGATATCGATCTTCAGCAAGGATTTCAATCTCCCACTGCAAACTATAACTTTTCTCAGAGTACCAATGCGAATGGTCAGACAGGAGTCACCAACCCCGATGTGTCTCCTTGGGCAGATGCCATCAACGCTGGATACATATCGAAATGGCAAGCGATACTCACTAATCTTGATAGAGATGTCCATGTGTTCGGACTTCAACCACCCAACCCGAAGTCTCCAACCTTGATTCGTATTCCTCCGAGCACTGAACTCACAGAGCAGGCACTGGGTCACACAATGTTTTCAACAGTGGCGGAGAAAACTCAAGTTGACAACAACATCTACTTGGACAAAATTCGTGAGCATCTTCCAGAGATGGCAATAGGACACATTGAGATGTCCAATGGAAGAATCACGTCACGACTAGATAGACTCCGTTATCTCATCAACATGATCGGTTTTGAGGGATACCAGGACGTCAATGGAGCCGTGATCATCAAGCCTCCTATGTACAACCTGGATTGTACTCAACTCTACCTTCCTAACGAGGCTAAGATCGCTCCTCCAGCGGGATCTTCGACGTTCATTTCCAGTCTGACCAACTCTAACAATCCGTTCATAATCTACCTCTCGGAGATCACTAACGAATCTGAAATCGAAGATGAAGCTGGAGTGGTTGCAACTCGCATGATAATCCAGGGGAGTCTTGAACCTTCTCAGGCTTTTGTCGATATTGCGGGCGGCATCAAGCCTGCAGGTGAGTTTGTTGACCTAGCAAAACTGTCGAGATTTGGTCTTCGTGAGCAACCTCCCCGGCTCTGTGGATGGGCTCACTACGATGATACAACACTGCTCTTCGCAATCGCTTGCTGGGAACTCCAGAAGGCCAACAAGGCATGGAGAAACTACACCTGCACTATTCCTCTTCGTCCTGAATTGAAACTGGGATTCCCTGTATTTTTGCCTCACAAGGACATGTATGGCTATGTGAAGAGCATTCAGCACAGCTATCAATACGGAGGAACTGCCACCACCACAATCACTCTGGATGCGATCAGGAAGAGACCAATGTATCCAGCTTCAACTGTGCAGAACTCACAGAACGGAGATGGAGCGACCGGACCCACAACATACTACTCAGCACAGCCAAACCTGGTTCACAAGATGACGACCATCGCGGCAAATTCGAATCAGGCCCCGGCTCAGCAGTTGGTAGATGCAGCCAGTAAAGTGAGTCAAGATCACGAAGTATTTCTTTCCGGAAATCCGTCGTCAATCAATACAGCGGCTCTAGATAACAATCATGTCGTGAATCTTTCTGATGATCAAGCCAGATTGCAAGCCTATAAAGCAACTCAACTCAGGAATTGGATGGGGTTGCCTTATGACACTCCTGGCAAGAACTATCGTGTTCAGATGGACACCTCGTTCGATAAGAAAATGCCTGCAGATGGAGCATACATCACTCTCCTAACAGGGGTGATAGGTACGCCATCCACTGCTGCAAATTCTGGTGGAACAGCAGGTGGAACTCCCTCTATAATCCCGTACACAGACAGCACTGGCTACGAAGTCATTGCTCCGTTTCCTTGGGGAAGATACACGGGTCTGTGCACTGCTCTGTATGAGTGCTGCCAGGGATTCAATGTATCGCCGGAACCTGCTTCAGACGGAACTGGTACTCTAAACGCAGTTCAGTCCTTCTTGTTCTCAGGAGTTGGAACTCCTCCTAACTCGAGCGCAGGAGACAACATGCAATCCGCTGTCTCCACACTAGCTGCATTGGTGAATGATGACTCCATTTTTGAACTCACTTACACCGATGCCACCACGGCGGCTGATCAATCCACAAAACAGCAACAGAGTCTAGTATCAGACCTGGAGACATCCATTAATGCCAAGGCTCAACTGATGGTCAGTGGATTACCCACCAATTCCAACTTGGTCAAGGTTCTGTCACAAATTGGGAATTCAACTACACAGGTTACTGGATCCTCGATATCTGCTGATTTGAAACAACTGAACGCGGGATTCAAGAGCTTCACGTCATAGGAGATCGATGCCTGAATTCTTCACAACCTATCCTGTCGGTTCACTTGAGACAACTCAGGCGCAGGACGAATTTCAGATCTTTACAGCAAGAGTCATGTCGGTTGATCACGAGAGGATCACGTGTTCTCTCAAGGATGAACGCAACGGAGCAGTCTACCAGGAAGTGAACATCTTTCCGGCGAACTCATCCTCTACGACATCAACAGACGTGAATCTCCCTGAAATTGGAACCAAGTGCATGTGCGCAAACATCACATACACTAAGGGAGTGGTCAGAATTGCTATCATCGCCTATGTGGTTTCTGACACCCTGCAGGGAGTGAATGCTGTTGCTACGAGAGGTCCTCAAGAGGTTCCTGGGTACTCCACCAGGACTCGTTCTCTCTATCGTAAAGCCTATCCTGGCCAGAAGACGATCAACACGAGTGGTGGATATACCGAGAAAACTGATGGAGGCTGGGACAAAACCACTGCAGACCTGAGTAGGGACAAGTTAGATCCACATAGTCGAACTTGGTCACAATCGACGTCAGCCCTTGTGAGATACACTGACAGTGGCCTTCACGTGACTGGTCCGGTGAGTCGCCCAGGCGCGGCAACGGTATCTCCTCGCATTCTCCCAGATGGATCGTCGGAGAACATTGTCTATCTCCAACCAAACAGCAAACTCGCCAGCCGATACACGAGTGGATCTCAGGATATCACTCCCTTGGTGGAAGCTCGTGAGATGGTTCAGGAGTTCGCTCTAGACTATCCGGTTCCCATCGAGGTTCTCAACACGAGTCTCATGGACCAGATTCTGGGGACTACTGCCAATCTCTGGGAAAGAACCAAGATTGTTCAGAATGGCAATGTCTCCAATGATGACCAGGCAGTAGCCATCAATCAGACATGGGATCACCCCACGGACGTTAATGCCAAGCCCGTCGGTCCCACCACGAGTGATGGTCCAACTCCTCGTCGTCGTGGCTACATCGTGGAGAAGGTGGCTGGTACACTGGTTGGTTACAACCAGTTCGACAAAGCCAACTATGGACAGGTTCTCAAACCATATCTCTTCAAGGATAGATTCTCGAATGATGTAGCCTCCGGATACAACGTGGTTGCAGCCAGCAACGATCACTCCGAGACCCGGCTCGCGGCCTCAGCCCTTGCTGTTCGCTTTCCTCATGAGTACAACACTACTCGTTGGGATGTAACCAAAGAAGGATCGATGAGTTTCGAGATCGGATCTACCATCCCCAAGGAGAATATCCTCTACGACGGTGGATCCTACGAGAATCCTCTTGGTGCAGGTCGTTCAGTCGAAGGTCACCTAGTTGGAAGTTTGAAGATGGTCGTGGGGAAGAACCGTGATCAGGAAGACTCCATCGATCTGACAGCCCTGGGCCAGACAGTCTTTCGGTTTGGTGCTGATGACACTTCACTTCCCAATGTTCGTCGGACAGTCTTCACTCAGAATCGCGGTCAGAACGACGCTTCTCTTGCTCGTACACTTCAGTACTGGACTCATCCGAAGACAGGACTTGGAGACGCTGGGAGTCTGACCAACAAGACTGCGATGGAGAATGTCTCGCTTCGGGCGGCCATGGATGGCGGCACCATCATCAGATTTGGAGCTAGAAATCCTGGAGTCTTGCGCAAGCATCTGATGAACGGATACAGTGACGGTCCTGGAATTCATGAAGTGGCTCCAGGGGATCCATCACGACAGGATAGCAAGACGAGCGGTCGTCCTACCTATGGATCCGGAGACACAAAGTACTCCTTCCATGATCTAACTCAGGCCGGTGCTCCCATCGTCAAGATG